TTTTAGTGTGTGTCCGTCTTCTCGCAGCTTCCTAAACAAATAAATTCTTCGGTGTACTATTTCACGTTTTCGGTTTTTTTGTGCAAGTCCGTCTTGTTCGATTATTTCTTTTATTAGTTCTATCATTGTTTCGTGTTTTTATAGGTTTTATTATAATATTCTTCACCTGTAAAGGTATAACCGTAAGTAACAATTGAGTCGGGGTTGCTTTTTGTTTTTTGCTTGTTTCCGTGTGCTTCAATTATTTGTTGCTTTTCCAGTTCTAAATACTTGTGAAAGTGGTTAATAAATTCTTTACCTTCTGTTGTGTAAACATTAAATAAATTTGGATGCAATTCTTCTAAATCGCTAAATACTTGCTGTAGTGCTGTCATATTTTTTCTATTTTTACTTTATTAAACATATCTTTTTTTACTTCATATCCAAGTGCTTCATAAAGTTTAAGATACCGGTAAACTGTTCTTGAACTTACATTTAAATATTTTGCTATTGTATTTATATTTCTTGGTTTTTCTTCAAGGTGTTGCATAAGTCTTATACACCTGTACATTTTATTTTGGTTCATTTTTCTATTTGTTTAATTTCAATTATAATGTCATCATTTTTTTGTATTAAGTTTTTAACGTGCTGGAAGTCGTAAGCTTCAACTATTCGTGTTTCTAACTTAACAGGTGCGCCAACATACGCCCAAGTTTTAAATGTTACCTTAAATCGTTTCATTTCTTTATATTTTATTTGTTCGTTTTTTTTAATTCTGCAAATCTCAAGGTATAACCCTAAATCAAATGAACCGCGCCATTGTCTCTGCCACCAATCCATTTGCTCGTATATCGTTCCGCTTGTCATAACTCGTAATAAAAAGTGTAGTTACTATCGTCATTGCTTGTTTTCCATTCCCAAAAGTTGTAGTGTGCTAAATCGCTGTTTATTGCTTCCTGCATTTCTAACCGGACATCTTCTAAAATACGAACCCCTAAAACGTGCGGTTGTAAATTATCGTCTGTTTCTGTTTCCCACTTCTGCGAAATTTCAACGTCTAATTCAATAAACGCATATTCCGAAACTTCGTCCCAATCGTTAAATTCCCAAGTTCCTGCTATGGAATAAGTCCAACCTGTAAATTCGTAGGTTAATTCCCAACCTTTATTCCAAAATTCTAAATTTCTATTTTCCATCTTACAACGCTTTTAAATACATTAAACAATAAAACATACCACCCAAAACAATAAAAGCCGTTAGAGTGCTTAAAAAGTGCCTTAAAAACGATTTGTGTTCTTCGGCTACAGGTGTAAAGTAATCAATTAAATTTTTCATAGTCTTATTTTTTAAATTGGTTAAATAAATTTTCTACTTCCTGCAATTGTTCATCGTCTAAAAATGTTGCTAAGGTTTGAATAATTAAATGCAGTTGGTTCGTGTTTTGCTTGTCTTCTTGTTGTTGTGTTTCCAAGAAGTCAATTACTTTGTTAAATTCTGTTTTCATAGTTTTTAAATTAATGTGCGTTACCAAGTCGCACCCCTTGTTTTAATTAAATAATATTTGATTGGTTTAAAAATTGAGATAAATATTTTTGTATATTTTTGTTTGAATTTGAGCGTTTCATTTTTTCTACATTATTCCAAGAATCCAAACCATTATTACCTATTTCGCTTAATAAAGCCATTACGGATATTTTAGCGCCATCAGTAAAATAAACTATTCTTGAAAATTCGCTAATTGTTGACGTGTAGTTAAAACCCATTGTATAGGTTCTTTGTATTTTGTCTAAACTTATTTTTTCAATTGTTTTCATAGTGTTTAAATTGTTTCGTTAATAATTATATGCAAATATAAGTACTATTTTAATAACTACAATACTTTTTAACAATTATTTTTAATTTATTTTTAATTATTTTTTAAAACCCTTATGTTTATTACGTTTTTTGAATAGAAAAAAGTGTAATTTATATTCATTATAAATAAGAAATAAAGGTAAAACCCTTAAAATTTTAATTTTATTAGTGTTATAACCTTAAAAAGTCAAGTTTATGGTGCAAAATACTTGACAAAAAAAAACAGCTGCGTGCTGGGGAGCTTACAACTGTTTTCTTTTTTTCAACTATGAATGACAAATATACTATAAATTATTTAATCAAACTAAAAAATATGCGTTAATCTTGCAATTTGTCCAAATTCTTTGTGGTGGACGTAGCCTTCAACCGCTTTTGGAACGCCTGTATATCCCATTTTTTGATGCCAACTGTCTGAACCTGAAGGACTACGTAACGTTTCAAATGTTACTCCTATAAAATCTTTGCTTGTTTTGTGGTGAATATGGTGCGAATAAATATATCGGTGTTTTGTTTCGCTCCAAAGTATTGGAAACTCCGTTGCTAACAATAACGGTAAGTGTTCGATTTTCGCTCCGTCTCCGTGTGTAGTTCCGATTAGATTGTTTCCGTATTTAAACGCCTTACGATGCTTTAAATCTACGTTAAAACGAATACTTGAATTGCTAAAGTGTGCTTCTATTAACTGCATTAAAAAAAAGCCGTGTGTGTAATCGTGATTTGAAGGATTGTAAACAACTTCAACGTCTGCGAAATTCATTAATTGTTCTAAAAGTTCAATATATAAATTCTTCGCCATTAAAAAATTGTCATACCACATTCCGTCCGTGTCTTGTGGTGTTCCACCTGTTGTAGTTCGCCTTGTGTTGTCGGTGTGTAATATGTCGTTTCCTGCAACAAATAATACTTTGTCAATATAAAACCCTTTAGCTTTGTTTAAGATGCCTTGCATTCCTTCTTTTGCACGTTTAACGGCAATCTGTGAATTATATTCTTCGCCTGTTTCAAATGCTGTTGCAAGTTTCCCTATGTGAAGGTCTGCAATATCTATAACAAGTAAATGTCCGTCTGTATCAATATCATATTTTATTGCTGTATCAGTATATTTTGGTGCGTATTTTTTTACTTCTTTTATACATTCGTCTTTTATTCTTTGTATCTCGTTTAGTTCTTCAGCTTTAAAGTTTGGGTTTTTAAAGAATAAACTTGCTTGTTTAGTTTTTAACCAACCGTGTTTAACGTCTTTGTCATCAACTCCAGCTTCGTCTGTTGCTTCTTTTATGCCACGATACTGCATAAGTATTTCGATTTCGTCCTGTTTTAGTCGAAACCTTGCGCTGTTATTTGCCATAAAAATTTAGATTAATGATTTTTTTGCATACTTCCATAAGTACGAAAGTAGTAAACCTATTCCAACACCTACAAAAAGTAAGTTTAAGTTTCCTTTAGGTCTATTCTTTTTGCCTTCAGCTCGTGCTTGTGCTTTTTCAACTACCTTATCTTTGTAGATAGTTTTTACTTTTATTTTGTATTCACGTTTTAATTCTATTCGTGTTTTTGGAACGTAAACATTTTTAGTTTTCCATTTAACTATTGTATCTTTTTGCGTAATAAATTTTTCGTAAATTATTTCGTTGTTTACAATTACCGGAACGCTATCAATAGTTGCTATTCTTATTGTGTCCATTTGTAAAGTGTCTTCACAAACGTAACCTTTTTTTATTGCTTTGTTCAAGTGATATTGAGCCGAACACGAATAAAGTAAAATGCTAATAATTAGAATAAATAGTTTTCCCATTTTTTTTGGTTGCTTTTAATACTTGTTTACGATTTTTAGAACTGAAACTTACGTGAACCCACGAAGGATTTTCATCGTTTCCAAACTCCCAAATAAGTTGGTCGAAGTCTAATTTGTCTTTTATAAAATTAAACCCTTTAGAACCGATTTGCAAGTCCATTGCTTCGCCTTTACAATGTTGGCTTGATAAACTCCCCTTAATCATTTTATTCAATTGTACTGAACGATAGGCAGAACTAATTTTTATTGGTGTGTTTAAGTGAATTCTTAAAGGTTCAAACACATTTTCACACAAAAGTTTTGCGGACGCAATTTGCGACTCGTTCATTTTGTTGTTTATTCCGTGCGTGGTTGCAGTTGATGAATCTTGAAATTCTGCTAACGTAACGTGTGCGCTTAAATTCATTTTAACTTATTAATGTTGTCTTTAACTTCTTTTGCTCTTGCAAACAATAACTTTGCGCTTTGCCAAATGTCTATTCCTTTAACAACTTTATAGTTTTCGTTTATACTCATAACTTCTATTGAAGCAAGTACCAACGCTAAAACTTTTGTAAGCATTAATGGTACTGAAAAGAATTGTAAAATTATTTGGTTAAGAATAAAATAGTCTATAAGGTAAAAAAGTATAACCGTCAACTCGTATAAAAGTAATTTAGAAACTATCGCCGAAAGTTTGCGTGACGTTATTTCTTGTTTTTGGTGTTTAGCTTTCCAGATACCTGTTGCCGTGTCCGACAATATCAACGCAAATAAAAGTCCAAGTATTCCGCTAATAGGTAAAAAAAACGAAAAGCAAATAGTCAATAGTTTCAATGCGGAATTTTTAATTGTGTAAAGTAATAAATATAATTGTAGTCTCATAATCCTAAATCTTCAAGTGCTTCCGTTAAACTGAAAGTTAAGTAAAAAAACAAAGTAACTCCAGCCAAATTAATGTAGGGTTCTGTGCCTTGACAAATCAAAGAGAACGAAGTTAAAAAACCCGCTATAAAATAAAGAATTGCAAAAATATTACTTTTCATCTATTCTCCTTTAAGAGCTTTCAACTCTTCGTACATAGCAAGTAGTTGTGCTTCTTTATCTTGTATTAATTCTTCGTTTGTTCTTTCAATAACATCAACAAGTTCTTCAATGTATAGCCCTTGTTCGTTATAATATCCTATTAATTGTTTCATCTTAATTTATTTAAATTGTATGTATTCTTACTGCTCTTACATTCACACCACCGCTGTTTTTAGCTATACCGTTTTGACCACCATTAAGGAAAGTAATTGCGTACCCATTACTTGCATTAAACTCCGTAGAAGTCCAATATTGATTAAACATACTACTAAAACCATTTGTTCCCCCTAAAACTTTATTTACAACCGCCGCTGAATTATAACACATATTTAACTCCCAAAGTGAAGGTAAATACCAATCTGAAAAACCACCACCTGCAAAAAGTCTTGCTATTCCTGCTGCATAAGCTGTAGTTGCAGAAAGACCTGTTTGTGCTATAATTGCATTAGTATTTGTAAGACCATCAAATAAACTTTGACCTGTAGCACCTACTGCAGTAGTTTGAAATGCAGGTATTGTCCAAGGTAAACCTATACCTAAATTTGTTAAACTTGCAACAAGTGCTTTGTTAACTCCAGCATCATTAAATACTGCAACAACTATTCCCCCACCAATTTGCGCTCCTATCTCTGTACCACCACCGCCACCGCCACCTGAAGCAGCAATAGTCTGATTAGGGAAAGTTCCTGTAATAGTTACATTAGTTCCTGCTACCAAACTTGGAGTAGCTGTGCCTGTACCACCATTAGCAACTGCTACAATTCCTGTAACATTGGCTGCTGTGCCTGTAGTGTTTTGGTTAAGTGTTGGAATATCTGCGCTTACAATAGCTCTAAATGTCGGTACTCCTGAACTTCCGTTTGGTGCTGCTAAAATATTATTTGCAGTTTTTGACGCATACGGATTTAGAGTGTCTCCATAATTTGAAGCTAAACTAATAACAGGTGTTGTAGTTCCTGTTGCGACTACAGGTGTTGTTGCAGAAACTGAAGTTACGCCACCTATTACCAAATTTCCACTTCCTAATATTGTAGTGGAATTAATGGTCTTGATGTTAGTACCACTTATTAAAGTGTCTTGCTTTGAACCTATAATATTTGCACCTGTAACCGACTTTGTTACATAGCCACCTGCTCCATCGCTTTCACTAATTTCTAATAAATCAGTATTTGCTATTGCTGAACCTTTTGCGGTTAATTGACTAATTTTTAAATCTGCCATAATTTATTGTGTTATTCTGTTATTATTATTTTCTGTTATTCTTTGGTCGTTAATTTCTGTTATTCTATTTATGTTTGAATAATTATCTGCTGTAATTGTATTAGATATTTGAGTTGCAGTACCTAAAGCATTAGTAGCATCTACAAAACAATTAATATTAGCATTAGAATCTTCTATTACTAAAGTATATGTAGATGATGTTGCACCAATTATAGGTAAACCATTTCTTGTCCATTCGTATGCAAAAGTAGGTAATGGATTGCCCGTCCAAGTTCCTGTTGTTGAAGAAAGTAAACTACCAAGTGTTGTTGTTCCACTAATAACAGGCGCAATAGTATTAGCAGGTGCTGAATATGTTTGTGCTGTTATAATATTTGAAGTTGCTGACGCGCTTCCTAAAGTATTTGTTGCAGTTACTACACAAGTTATATTTTGTGCTGAATCACCAACTACTAAAGTATAAGTTGAATTTGTTGCGCTGGTTATATTTGTTACACCCCTTCGCCATTGGTAAGCAAAAGTTGGTGTAGGTATTCCTATCCAAGTTCCTGTTGTTGATGAAAGTACACTACCTAAAGCCGTAGCGCCACTTATTACAGGTGCAATAGTGTTAGCAGGAAAAATAGGTACTATTGGATTTACTACACCGTCAATTACTCCTATTCCTTGAGCGCTTAAACTTCCGTTACAACACTTTATAGAATAGCTTTTTCCGTCTTTACATAGACAACCACGTTGTCCACCTTTTGGACTTGTTCTCGAAGGTAAAGAACCCCAACTACTTCCCATTTTTTATAGTGTTTAGGTAAGTCTTTAATTTAACGATATTAACTTCCTTTGGTTTGTATGTTCTTAAATGTACCATCCTGTATAATTATTATTAGTGTCAGGAAACATATCGCTATTTGAATTCGTGTTGTATTCTGGAAATAAACTTGTGTTATTACTTATGTAGTCAATAAAACGTTGTGTGTAGTGTTGTGCTATTTGTGTTTCTTTTTCAATTAAAAAGTCTATTTCGTTTTTTTCTACGCTTGTTGAATTTTCAGAATTGTGTTTGTAAACACCTTTGT